TTAATTATCTAATTGTATCTTATCGACCGCCTGACGGCGTAAATCATCATAACTATGCAGATAAATATTTGTGGTGTCAAGCTTTGTATGTCCGAGCAAGTCGGCAACTGTCTTGACATCAGCTCCGTTAGCAGTAAGCAGACTTGCGAACGTGTGACGGAACTTGTGCGGAGTGAGGTGTGGCAAGCCCTCTGAGTGTGTCTTTTTCCATTCCTCATTCTTGCGAATGAACATAGTATTATATTCCTCATGATAGCGCCGAGGGGAAAGAAAATTTTTTGAGCGTGGATTGCCAAACACGAAATCACAGGTAATAGGCAGAGAAAGAAGAAGTTTATAAGCCGTTTCGTTAAGTTCAACATAGCGGAACTTGTGGTTTTTGGTATCGTCAACGAGCCTTGCACAGCCTTTAAGCACAACAACAGTTTGACAAACAAAGATACGGCGGTGAGGTAGGTCAACGTTTTCCCAACGCAAGGCGAGTATTTCTTCACGGCGTAAACCTGTCAAGCACTCAAAACGGAACATTTTAATAATAGTGCTATCGCCCGAAGTCAGAAAGGCGGCTTGCTCCGCCGTAAATGATAGCTGTTGCACTGTTTCAGGGCGTTTTCTGCAACGCCTAAGTTCAAAGGCTGAAAGGTCAATGGACGTGTAACGGCAGGCATAAGCATAACGCATGATACGTTTAAGGACACTGCGGAGCTTTTTAACTCGGTCAATGCAATATGTATCATCACATTGCTTGATAAGGTTGTTAAGGTCTGAAAGACCGATTTCGGAAAGGTCCTTGCCGTTTATAGACTTGCAATTCTGCTCTATCACATAATCGGTTTGTTCAGGGTAACGGACAACGCCCTCAAGATATGAGGGGCGAAAGTCCTTGTAATAAAATTCTTTAAATTTCATGGTAATAACTCCTTTTGCGTGGGTGTTATTTGGGTGTAGTCATTCCATGTACGCCAATACATGGGCTTATAATGGCTACACTCTTTTTACTGTTATAATGCGTGTGGTAGGCTTGAAAGCCTTTTTAAATGCACTGTAGCGGTGCTGTGCGTTGTATTCTTCAAGAAACAGCCTGAGGAGCGTATCACGCTCAGCAGGACAGCACAGATATACAAGCCTTTTATCCTCTCCTTTCTCCTTGCCTATCGTGCCACAGAGCCACAGATAGAAAAAGTTGATTTCTTCCTTGCAAATTTCTTTTTGCTTCATGGTGTACCTCCTGAAATGATTATAATATATGTTGTCGGCTTTGTAAAATCAGCCGATTTTTTTGTTTTTATTTTCAACAAATTTTGACGTTAAGCCGTCCATAAGTGTGAACAATCCCATTTGTGAAACCTCGTGACGAACGTGCGAACACTGCTCACGGATAGCGTAACTATCACAATGCAGGTCAAAATCAACGTTGTATTTACAATAAAATGTACCGCTGTTGTTCTCGGCAGGATATTTGAAACAATACACTATATCATCAATGCGCCTTGTAAGCTGTTCAAGCTTGTCTATGCCGTCATTACGTTCAGCCGCCTTTAGATAGAGTTCTGTAGGCAGGAACGGCGAGGTTATATATACTTCCGTCCATAACGTCATTTTATTGCTGTATCGTGCAGATACCTGAGAGCGGTACTTGTCAAGCAGAATGAGCAAGTAACTGTATGAGATACGCCCACGGAACTCATCAAGAATAAGTATCGGTTCGCCTTGGTAGCCGTCAAAAGGGTGGTCATAGTCGGTCACACGATAGATATTTACATCACCATGCTTTTCACAAAGTTCAATGTATGTGTATGATTTTCCGCTCCCAGTACCGCCAAACAGCCAATGTACTTTGACATCACGTTCGGGCGGTGTGTTGTCCTTACGATACAAATAAAATAACTCTTCTGTTGCAGTTTTGGACTTGATAGCCTGCGGAAACTGTCGGTAAATATCGTTTGGAGTTTGTCCGCTGTAAATAAGGTCACGGATATCAGACATTGAAATCAAATCGTTACGCTTGCCTTGACAGCCTTTTATATCACCGACCTGCGATTTTGCTATTATCTTTTCGCCCTTTTCCTCGAACTTGCCGACCTTGTTTATATAGTCCTCGACATCTTTTTTACTTCCTTTTGTCGGCTCTATATGTATCTTTGGATATAGTCGCTTTAGAACGGAAAGGGGGCGAAATACTGTTTTGCACTCAAAAACACAATGTAGATGTTCAAGCCCCTCGGCACTTTCACATAAAAGAACCGCTCCTGTATGGTTTTCGCCGTCAGATATCCACTTGTTAAGAACGCTGTCGCATATCTGCTGTGGCGTTAAGTCGCAATATTCTGTAGGCTCTTGTGTGAGTATAACAGGCTTGCCCTTATCGTCTTTTATAATATCGCCTGCGGCATTGTGCTCATATGTAATTATATAACGTGGATTATTAATTACACAAAAAGTTGATTTACAACGAAAATCACCCACATTTAAACACCACCTTTTAAAGATTGTCACCTAAGTTGTCAACAAACGTGTTGACAAGGAAAAGAACGTATTTGCGAATAATTACTAAGTTTGTCACCTGTCAACGAAGTCGGGGGTAATACTATACCCCGACTTCACGAGAGTACAGAAGAACGCCGAGAGGGAAGCGAAAAAGGGGAATCTTGAACGGCGTTCCCCTCTTGCAGAGCATTGAAATGTTGAAAACATTGAAAGCTATTGGTTTCCAACATTCCAACACTCAGCAATTCACCCCCAGCCGTCCGCTTGATAGATTTCACGGATAGAAAAATCAGAAATTATTCTGAGATTTAAGTTTACCGAACTTTTTGCAAGTACGGCAGGAAAGATTAAAGAACCTATCATGAAGGGCACAGTGAAATTGAAAATCAAGAGAAGAATCTCTACGCAACTCACCGAGAGTGTATTCTATTTTCCCATACAAAAGAAAAGCATCATAAATATTAATAACTTTACGATATTCACGATAAAGGCGAAGATACTCACGGACATAGTAGTTTGAAATAGACATTTTCAACAATCCTTTCATTTTGTTACCAGTAATATTCACATGAGTAACAGTTTTTTTGCCTTGCAATAATATGATTATCAAGAAGTTTGTAAAATGTTGGAGAAGAAACAGAGCCTAATATTATTTCAGCAGCGGAATCATCAAATCCAATCAAAGCTATATCAGGCTTTCCAGGAATAGAAAAAGGCATGGTATTAACTTTAATAGCTAAAGAGTGAGCATTGATATTATCAACAATTTCCTTATATCCGTATCTTTTCATTTTTCAACAATCCTTTCAAATTTGATTAGCGGTTTGAGGGTTATCCGCTTTCCCTTGTCTATATTAAATATACACTATATCTAGTCCATATGCAATGGATATAGTGTAAAGTATTTATTAAATAATTATTAACTGGATATAGTGTATATTGTGGTTGACAAATTACAATAGATATAGTATAATGTAGAAAAGGTGGTGAGGTAATGGCGGTATCAGAAGCCAAGAAGAAAGCTAATGCAAAATGGAACGCAGAAAATCTCGAAAAAATACAGTTTTATGCTCCAAAGGGGTTTAATCAGATGATTAATGACCGAGCAAAAGAAATAGGATTGTCAAAGGCAGGATATCTCAAAAAGGTTATCACTGATGAGATAAAATCAGCAGAGGACAGCCACATTGTAATAAAGACACATACGGACGAGGGGTGAGAGTATGGAAGAAATATTCACAGCATTGGATGCTATGACGTCAATAAGCGTTGTTATACTTATCGTGAAAATAGTCATTGTGATACTGTTGATATGTGCTATATTTGAAACAGCAGGCAACAGCAAAGCGATAAGACGAGAAGAAGAGAAACAAACGGAATTATTAAGACAGATACAGCAGAACACAGTTAATAGCAATCTGCTGATGATTAACAACAAAGACAACAACAACTCGCAGTGAGCCTTGCGGCACCCACTGCGAGTTGTTTCATTACCAAGCGTTTTTTCTTTTGCGTATAGACTTCTTTTGCTTGCGGTCAAGGGGCTGAGTGTGTGTGTCAAAGCCATCACGATTGGCGAGTATTTCTTCATCGGACAAGTATTCCTTGTTGAGCATATTCGTGACAAGCTGAGAAGTGTCATATAGCTGTCTACGCTTGTTTGTCTGCAAGTAGGTGCGGTTATACATTTGAGCAGGCGTATACGCCTTGTTTTCACTGTATAGTTCGTATTCCTCAATATCGTAGGTATAGCCTGTTTGTATACGGCAAAATGGATGTCTGAAATGCGTATGGCAAGCGGTAACGTCTGCGGTTATATCACGTATCTGCTTATCTAAGAGGTTAAATCTCTGCACTGTTGCATATATCATCATACGCCGTTTACGGCATTGGCACAAATGCTGAAATAGAGGTTTAGGAACGGCACATTTACCGCCCGAAAAGTCACGGCTATTAAATATAGTACCTATTTCATCAATAAGCACAAGCGTGTTTTTAGGGGCGTTGAGTATATCTTGTGCAGTGTTCAAGGGTAATATCTCCGTATAGTCGGGGAAATTTTTAATATTAATGTTTGTTAGTATGTGAAGCTGAGGATATTTACAACAGAGTTCATAAGCTTCAGCGACCATAAGCGAGGTCTTACCTGCTCCGAATTTACCGACAAAAAGGTGAATACCCCAACCGTTGAAAATTCGCGACCAATTAAAATATAAGGCTGTAGCCTTATCATAGGCAGTATAAGCCGCCAAGGACGGCAGACGAACGAAATAATCTAATAAAATCATAAGCTACCTCCGAGGGTTGAAGAAACGTATCATAGCATTATAAAGCATTTTCCAAAGCAGGAAAAGCATTAAACAAGCAAACACAAATTCAATGCACAGCAAACCGAATTGTTTCCATGTTTTAATAACATCAATAGCGGCTAAGTCACAGCCAAGAAGCTTTAGCAACTGATAACAGGCGTTTTGAACATCATATAACACATTTACCACCCCACTTTCTCAGGCTCTTGCTTGTCGCTCTGTGGCGTGTCCTGTGGCTGTTCAGCCGATTGTTTTTTTAACTCTTGTTCCTCAAATAATGCTTCAATAAGCCGTTTACGAGGGAGCGAAAAATCTTTATCAGATTTAAAAGCGTGCAAGTCCATAAAGAACGCCACCACGCCGAGAACTGCACTAATAGAAAGAATTACTATCAGTGACAGGACGAATAATTTTAATATTGCAACCATTTTAACAACTCCTTATGTATTATGAAAAAGATATTGTAACAGAGCAACAGAGCAGGATATAACAAACAATCCTATAATCATTGCACCAACTGTGAAACTAAATTCACCGAAACGAATACGCAAACACATCAAATGTTGAATTGAAGTGAAAAGTGAGTTCATAAGCGAAAACCAATTCATGTTGCACCCCCTATTTCAATACCCATTTAACAACGCAAATTGCTAACATGATAACGAAAAATGAAATCAGAATAGTTAAAAACGTTGTTGGCAAGATAGCTATACTTGCGGTTAAAAATTTGAAAAAGTCGGACGAGCCGTCAAACACTGATTTAATACTATCCAAGCCAAAATCAACGGAGCCGAAATTTTTATCAAGATTTTTTTGTTCCTCATACTTCTCAAAATCGTCAGGAGCAAGACCGCTTTCACCCTTTTTATCCATATCATAATCATACATATAATCAGGGGTCAACTTCTTATCAAGATAATCAGTAAACGGCTTGTTTGTATCCATTTCAGCACCATTTTTGAATATTTTCGGCTTGTATTCGGGATAGTCCTTATAATTGAACGCCGTTGACGTTACACAATAGTAATCAGGCATTACAACGTCTATTCCCTCGCCTGTTTCGGGGTCGGCATTTACTGTAACAATCTGCTTTGAGTTTAAGCTACCTTGATTGCACAGATAGCCTTGATTGTCAAGGTCGAAGTAATCAGGGGTCGGCACTGAAAGAGAGGTCAAGCGACCATATACCACGATATAAAGCTTTGTATCGGCTGTGAACTGTGAACTATCAAGATTTTCAAGATTGATAGTAACATTCTTGACCGTGCCACCCTTGCCAATAATGTAGCCAGCATTTATGCCCTCTGCCTTTATCCATTCCGTAGGCTCTTTGTTATCGTCCGTAACATCATCAACAACGCCACTTGTAGTATACATATATTTGCCATAGTCTAACGAGGTATAAACAGCGTTTTTAACGCTTTCTTCATAAGACGACTTTTCAGGGGGGGAAGTAGTAATATAACATACAAATTCATATGTATAATCTTTAAGTTCATCATAGCTGTCACGGAGTTTTAAAAATTCGTCCGTTAGTGTGACACGGACGTTAAGACCATTGCTTTCAATTTCCTGTCCGTCATTACTTGCACCCGGAGCGACAAGAGTTCCCTTGCGGCTCATGCCCTCAGAGAGAGCAGGGGAATAATCGACAGTAAAGGGAACTGGTGGAGCGTTAGGGTCTTTTATAACATCATCATCACCGATTTTAACATTGCAGTTACTACCAAAAGTGTATATTTGCCAAGAAAGGGGATAATCACAATCGGAAGAACTCTCACCATTCAAATAAACATTAGAAAATTCATTATTACGATAATTCCAAAAGCAACGATAAGACTTAAAGGGTTTATTATCAGTATTTTTTAAAGAGTATTGAGAGCCATTTTTAACAATTTCAAAATTTTTGCTTTCATCACAGTTGAACCAATAGAAAGCATATTGAGAAAAAGAAGAATCAGATTGAGGGATCATAAAAACATAATTTTTAAAGTAGTCAGGGTATTTTGTAATGAGTTGTGAAATGATTTCTTTATAAGAGAAGTCATCATTAGAATTATAATTGCCAACAGGCAAATCAGAATTAGAAAAAGCGAACGCAGGAACGGCACAGCAGACCATAAGCACCATAGCGGAGAGGATTGACAAAAGCCGCCGAAGTTTTGTTTTCATATTTTTTTCTCCTTTCTAAAATAATCAACAAGATGACAAACAGAAAAAATAAGATGATGTATAATAAACTCCAAAAGAAAAGACAAAGTAAATCCAAATAAAGCAGTTTGTTTAGGTGTAGTAAAGGGATATGAAATTATACTATTAAAAGTAATTACATGAAAAACTATAAAGGGGGCAATGAAAAGCCAAGTATCAAGCATACAAAGCATAAAGTTAATTATATGAAATAGTTTTCTATTCATGTACCACGGAACACTTGACAGGTCATTTTTAGATACTGTATCAACATTTTTCATTTTGTTTTCTCCTATCGATAAAAAATAGAGGACGGAGCAGAAGCTCCGCCCCCAAGCGGTTGTACACGAAATTAAGCCTTGCCCTTTGTAAGCTTACGGATAACGCCGATTGCAACGCCGAGGAGCGATGCACCTACAAAGACCATAACAAGCGGATTGCCTGTCATAATAGTCCAGACCTGAGACACAAGGTCAGTAATAGTTGTTACACCCGAAGTAATAGCAGTTGTTTCACCTGTAAGAACAGTAATAGGCATATTATTTAATCTCCTTTCTTACTTGATTATGTCTATACTTTCGACAACAAGCTTTTCAGCACCGCCAAAAGTACGAACGCCATAATTAATATTTACATGGCTATCAATGATAGCCGCAGAGTTAGGGAAAGTTTCCTGCAAGACCTTTGTTGACACTTTAGCAATATGTGTTTCATATCCTGTCACGCTCTCGTCCTTACTTTCCTTAAGACAAAAAAGTGTGTAGTTTTCCCACTTTCTGCCCGTTTCCTTGATAATTCCACTGTTTTTCTTAAAACCTTTGACAATATACATCTTGTCATACCTCCAAAATCAATTAATAATTTGTTGTAGTTCTCTTGACTACAGTTATATTATATAACATTAGGTAAACGGCGTAAATACTTGTAATATTTCTTGTCAATGTATAATTTGTTAAAATACCGCACTAACAAACTAAACTTTTTGTAATATTTCTATGCACAATAAAACCGCCGATATTTAAACAAAATACGGCGGCTTATATCCTAAAATTTTCTATTTGTGTTTGGGGTGGTAGAGGTCGTCGGATCAAATCCGGTCACTCCGACCAATATGTAAAAACGGCTTTCCGCTATTGTGGAGAGCCGTTTTAGTTGTCAAAATATTCTAATACAAAAAAGCTCCGAAATGATCGGAGCTTTTGGTTTTATATTACATCTTCGCAAGCTTTGCAAATTCTACTTTCAGTGCAGGATAGATCTCTGTGTAAAGCTTGTAGTATTTCTCATACTCAGGTACTCGCTCTGCTTCAGGCTGCTGTACCTTGTCGGTCTTTACTACTGCCTTACAAGCTTCCGGTACTGATGAGTAAATGCCTGCGCCTGTTGCTGCAAGAAGTGCTACGCCAAGGGCTGGGCCTTCCTTTGATGAGGCTGTTTTAACAGGGCAGTTGTAAAGATCTGCGAGCATTGATCTCCACAGCGGTGAGCTTCCGCCGCCTCCGCATGCCATCATGTCGGATACGTTGATATCCATTTCTCTGAATACCTCAACACAATCTCTCAGGGAGTATGATACGCCCTCCATTACTGCTCTCAGCATATCACGCTTAGTGTGCATTGCGGAAAGTCCGAAGAATACTCCTCTTGCGTCAGGGTCAAGATGCGGTGTTCTTTCGCCCATGAGATATGGCAGATAGAGAAGTCTGTTTGCACCAACAGGCACTTTCTCTGCTTCCTTATCCATGAGATAATATTCGTCAACGCCCATGCACTTTGCTGTTTCTTTCTCTGCATTGCAGAAATTATCCCTGAACCATTTCAGCGAAAGTCCTGCGCCTTGTGTAACACCCATAACGTGCCATGCGTTCGGTACTGCTGCACAGCAGGTGTGAACTCTGCCCTTTGGGTCGATAGAGATAGAAGAAGTGTGTGCAAATACGACGCCTGATGTTCCGATAGTTGTGAACGCCTTACCGTCCTCTGCAACGCCTGTTCCGATAGCCGCAGCGGCATTGTCGCCTGCTCCGCCTACTACTATAGTACCCTCTTTAAGTCCTGTAAGCTCAGCCATTTTCTTTGTGACCTTGCCTGTTACCTCGCATGACTCGTACACCTTGCCCAGCATTGACATATCAATGCCAAGCGTATCGCAGACTTCCTTTGACCAGCAGCGGTTTGGCACGTCAAGAAGCTGCATACCGCTTGCGTCGGAAACCTCTGTTGCATATTCGCCTGTGAGGATAAATCTCAGATAGTCCTTTGGAAGAAGAATGTGTCTGCACTTTTCATATATATCAGGCTCGTTGTTCTTTACCCAAAGGATTTTCGCAGCCGTCCAGCCTGTGAGGGCAGGGTTTGCTGTTATCTTGATGAGCTTTTCTCTGCCTAGCTTTTCGTTCATTTCTTCAACTTCTGCGGCAGTTCTCTGATCGCACCATATTATGGACTTTCTAAGCACGTTGTTGTCCTTATCCAGCATAACAAGTCCGTGCATCTGTCCAGAGATACCAACGCCTGCAACGTCCTCTTTATTTACGCCGCTTTTGGTCATAACAGCCTTGATAGTGTTTATCATTGCGTTTGCCCAGTCAGCAGGGTCTTGCTCTGCATAGCCGTTTTTAGGCTGATACATTGGATATTCGATAGTTACAGAAGAGATAACAGTGCCCTTTTCGTCAAAAAGCACCGTCTTAGTGCCGCTTGTGCCGCAGTCTACGCCGATTACATAAGCCATATTTTTTTACTCCTTTATAATATGTATAGTATCATTTGTGCTCATTAAAACGATTACATTAATTATACAATATTTCTCTCTGAAATGCAATACCCATAAAACGTTTTCGCAAAATTTATCTGCACATAAAAAAAGGACGGTGGGGCTGCCGTCCTGTAAATTTGTTGAAAAAGCTGGTGAGTGGGCGGGACGTCGAGGGCGCCGTCCCCTACAAAACAACGTGTCTGTGTTATTGACAGGATACGGCTCGATATCGTCCATTTAAAGTCTAGTCTGCTTTCTCAAGCACAAAGAATGTGCTGTTGTTTTCGCTTTTCATTTCCTTTATAGCCCAGCCTGCCGCGATCAGACTGTTGAGCTTTTCAACTCGCTGAAATCTGTCCATATCCGGGGCTTTTCCATCATGGGCTTTGTCCTCATTTCTTGAAACATAAAATATCTTTTGCATATATATCCTCTTTCCCTGAGAGTGACAATTGTTCCCCGATTTTTTTACAACTGTCGCATTTTATTGATTACATTATACTACACAAATATGGAGATTTCAAGGAATACCAAAAATTTTAACCTCTTTTTAACGCTTTAGTATTATTCTGATTTTTCATGCTTTTCAGTGCTTATTATATATAACGGCATAGGTAAGGTGTAAAAATGCACGTTTTTAGGGCTGCTTTATGTGCTGATATGTACAAAAACTTATGACAAGTGAGTATTTTTATATGACAGCCCTTGACTTTTTTTTATAAAAGGCATATAATAATATTATTAATTTATATATTTATAGTCTTTATAAATAATGAAACTAAGAAACTAATTTATATGGAGGGTTTAACAATGGGTAGAGTATATAACTTCAGCGCAGGTCCTGCTGTACTCCCTGAGGAAGTGCTTAAGGAAGCTGCCGATGAAATGCTCGATTACAAGGGCACTGGTATGAGCGTAATGGAGATGAGCCACCGTTCCAAGGCGTTCGATGACATCATCAAGGAAGCTGAAAAGGACATCAGAGAGCTTATGGGTATCCCTGATAACTATAAGGTGCTGTTCCTTCAGGGCGGTGCTTCTCAGCAGTTCTCAGCCGTTCCTATGAACCTTATGAAGAACAAGAAAGCGGCTTACATAATCACAGGTCAGTGGGCTAAGAAGGCTTATCAGGAGGCTCAGAAATACGGCGAGGCTGTTGCTGTGGCTTCTTCTGCTGACAAGACTTTCTCTTATATCCCTGATTGTTCAGATCTGGATATCCCAGAGGACGCTGACTATGTTTATATCTGCGAAAACAATACTATCTATGGTACAAAGTACAAGACTCTGCCTAACACAAAGGGTCACACACTTGTTGCAGACGTTTCTTCCTGCTTCCTGTCTGAGCCTGTTGACGTAACAAAGTACGGCGTTATTTACGGCGGCGTTCAGAAGAACGTTGGTCCTGCCGGCGTTGTTATTGCTATCATCAGAGAAGATCTTATCACTGACGACGTTCTCGAGGGCACACCTACAATGCTCAAGTGGAAAACTCAGGCTGACGCTGACTCTCTTTACAATACACCTCCTTGCTATGGCATCTACATCTGCGGCAAGGTATTCAAGTGGATAAAGAAAATGGGCGGCCTTGAGGCTATGAAGGCTCACAACGAGAAAAAGGCTAAGATACTCTATGATTATCTTGACCAGAGCAAGCTTTTCAAGGGCACTGTTGTTCCTGAGGACAGATCTCTTATGAACGTTCCATTCGTAACAGGCGACGCTGAGCTTGACAAGAAGTTCGTTGCTGAGGCTACAGCAGCAGGCTTTGTAAACCTCAAGGGTCACAGAACTGTTGGCGGTATGAGAGCCTCTATCTACAACGCAATGCCTATCGAGGGCGTTGAAAAGCTTGTTGAGTTCATGAAGAAGTTCGAGGCTGAGAACGCATAAGCGTAACCTTATTATAAGAGAGGGTAATTTACAATGTATGAGATAAAGACATTAAATAAGATCGCTACCTGCGGTACTGATATCTTTGACAAGGCTAAGTACACAGTAAGCGACAATGCTGAAAATCCTACCGCTATAATGGTACGTTCAGCAAAGATGCACGATATGGAAATGCCTGAGAGCCTGCTTGCTATTGCAAGAGCAGGTGCTGGCGTAAACAATATTCCAGTTGAGAAGTGCGCAGAGCAGGGAATCGTTGTATTCAACACACCTGGCGCAAACTCAAACGCTGTTAAGGAGCTTGCTATTTGTGCACTTCTTCTTGCTTCAAGAAAGATAACAGAGGCTGCTGCATGGGCTGCTTCACTTAAGGGCACTCCTGACGCTCCAAAGACAGTTGAGGGCGGCAAGTCTAAGTTCTCAGGTCCTGAGATACTGGGCAAGACACTTGGCGTTATCGGTCTTGGTGCTATCGGCGGAAAGATCGCAAACGCAGCCGTTGCACTTGGCATGGACGTTATCGGCTATGACCCATTCCTTTCAGTAAACGCAGCTATCCAGCTCGAGCCTGCTGTAAAGGTAACAGCTGATATCAACGATATTTACAAGAACAGTGACTATATCACTATCCACGTTCCTTATACACCTGACACAAAGAACACTATCGACGAAGCTCAGATAGCAATGATGAAGGACGGCGTTCGTCTTATCAACCTTGCAAGAGGCGAGCTTATCAACAGTGCGGCTGTTGTAAAGGCTATCAAGGACGGCAAGGTTGCAAAGTATGTAACAGACTTTGCAGATGATGTTGTTCTTGGCGAGGAGAATGTTATCGTTCTTCCACACCTTGGCGCTTCCACACCTGAGTCTGAGGACAACTGTGCAACAATGGCAGCTCACGAGCTTATCGACTATATAGAGAAGGGAACTATCAAGAATTCTGTAAACTTCCCTAATGCAGAGCTTGCTAAAACAGGCGACCACCTTGTTTGCGTGCTTCACAAGAACGTTCCTGCTCTTATCGCACAGATCACATCTGTTGTATCTGACAAGGGCGCAAATATCGAGAACCTTGTAAACAAGTCTAAGAAAGACTGGGCTTACACAATGCTCGATGTTACAGGCGACGTTGACGCTGACGCTTTCAAGTCTATCGAGGGCGTTGTTGGCGTAAGAGTTCTTTAATTGTTGATAAAAGAAATTTTATATGCAGCAATGAGGCTGCCCACGGACGAACTGCGTCTTGGGCAGCCTTTTTTGATACAAAAAAAGCTATGATTTAAGTGAAAAATGGAGGAATTTAAAATGGACAAACTTATAACAGCAATTTTATTTATCGGAATACCAATGGCACTGACTCAGCTTATTTACAGGATAATTGACCACAAGGGTAACAAGACCGCAAAGCTTGCTGAGCGTTTTCCTGTGCTTGTGAAAAGAAAGTTTCTTGTGCAGATAGGCGGAGCAATGGCGTTCGTTATCGTGTTCGGGCTTATCTCGCTTCTGCTTGACCTGCCTATCAAGGTGTTTTTCATTGTGTGCGGAGTTGTAGTGGGCGTGATAAACGGCATGGCGGTCACGCTTATGTACAGAGATTAG